CTCAGGCGCTGCCGGTGCAGCGAACCTTGTGGCCGCTGACGCCTACGCCCTGGACAACGCACTCGGCGCACGTTTCCGTCGCAACGCTTCATTCCTTGCAGCGAAGGCGACCTACAACGAGCTTCGCAGCGTGACCGACTCCCGCACCAACTTCTGGTCTGACTTCGGTGGCGGCCTTCCGGCTCAGCTCATCGGATACAACACCTATCAGAACGAGGCAATGGACACGACCATTGTTTCCGGCTCCAACGACTTCGTCCTTGTTCTGGGCGACTTCGGAGTTGGCTACAAGATCGTCGACCGCATTGGCGTCGAGATCATGTACGAACCGATGGTCATGGGTGCCAACCAGCGCCCAACAGGTCAAGCCGGATTCTTCGCCTTCTGGCGTACCGGTGCAGACGTCATCACCTCCAACGCCTTCAAGGTGCTTAAGGTCTGATCGTCTGACAAGAAGTGAACCGGACCTCTCAGCGTCGGGGCTGAGGGGTCCGGTCCACGCCTCCCCGATATTTCCCCGACATACCCCGACACCCCCGACAAGGAGCCACAGTGGCAAAGCAACCAAAAGTCGCCATCGGAATCATCTATGGCAGCTTCGAACCCGACTTCGTATTCTCCCTTCTCGCTTTAAAATCTTGGGATCAGCAAACCGCCGGCTATTTAGACCATGCCGGCTGGATGATCGCCCAGGCAGGAACCAACCTTCCCCAACAGAGAAACTCTGTCGTCCGAACCTTCCTCGAGGGTGACGCCGAGTGGCTGCTGTTTATCGACACCGACCAGCGTTTCCGCTTCGACCTCGTCGACGTCATGCTCGAATCCGCCGACCCAATCGAACGGCCCATCCTGTCGGCGCTCATCATGGCCGAAAAGTGGAATCCACATCACCGGATCGTCCCAGCCTGCATCGGCTTCGAAACATTAGATCCGCCCACCCCACGCGAATATTCGACAATCCCACCTCAGCAGCATTGGCAGGTTGGCGCTGTCGGCTCCGGATGTGTTCTCCTCCACCGAACTGTCCTCCAAAAGATTTGGGACGCCAACCGCAAAGACGCCCAACCCTGGTTCAAATATGTCCAGTGGGACTACACCGACCCGGAAACAGGCGAAGAAATCCATGACATCATGGGCGAAGACTATGTGTTCAGTTTGCGCGCGCAGGCAGTCGGATTCCCCTGTTTCGTCGACACGACCATTGAAGTCGGCCACATCAAAAAGCGCACTTTGACAACTCGGGACTTCTGGCCGCAAGTGCCACCCGAACTAGTCCCAACCAAAAACTTTGTGGTCGTCCCGGTCAAAGACCAACTCAAAATGACGAAAGCCCTTCTACGGCAACTCCACGACCAGGGCGAACACGATGGCATCCTCGTCCTCGACAACGGCTCCAACCCTGAGACAGTGAAGTGGCTGGGGTCTCAAACCTTCGCCAAGGTCATGGACTGTTCTGGAATGGGGATCCACGAAATGTGGAATGCCGGAGCCACTTGGGCAATGAACCGACACCACAAAGCCAACATCGCTTTCCTCAACAACGACATCATCATCGGCGACAAGTTCATCTCAACCTTGGCGGCAGGGTTACGTTCCGACCCTCACATGGTCGCCATCTGCCCCAACTATGACGGCCGACAAGCAGCGGAGCCGATTGTGCAGCTCCACGGAATCTGTGCCGACCGCTACGACGGCACAGGCGGCCTCGCCGGCTTCGCCTTCATGGTGAAGTCGGAATGGTTCCAAGAAGGCTGGCGTTTCCCCGAAGACTGCAAATGGTGGTTCGGAGACAACGACCTCGTCCTCTCCATCGACATGGCCGGCGCCTGGTATGCCATGGCAACTGAAACAACTGTGGAACACATCGAAGGCGGCTCCAAGACTGGCAACTGGGAAGATCCGGAAATGCAGCAGCAACTAGCCCGAGACAAAGGCGCCTTTATGCGCCGCTGGGCAAAACTGGGAATGACTGTCCAGTGAACATCGCTCTCATGGTCATCACTGACGGCCGCTGGGATTATTTGCAACAAACCCTCCAATCCGCCAGCGAATGCCTCAACTATCCATTCTCCCAACGGCTCCTTGTCGACGACTCAGGCGAATCAGTCGGCTTCTGTCCTGACGGCTTCGACATCGTCCGCAACCTGCCTAGGAAAGGTTTGGCCGGTGCTATCCAAACCGGCTGGGACCATCTCAACGAAGACATCGACTTTGTCTTCCACCTCGAAGACGACTTTGTGTTTCCGGAACCGGTTGACATTCCATGGATGGTCGAATATTTGAAAGCCGACCCGTCACTGGCACAAATCGCACTTCATCGCCAGCCCTGGTCCCCTGAGGAACGCCAAGCCGGCAGCATCTACAATCTCAGCCCAGAACGATTCACCCAACGTCCCGGCTGGATCTCCCAACGCCACCTCTTCACCTTCAACCCCTGCCTCTACCCTGTCGAGATCACAAAATACACAGCCGACCTCGAGGCTGAACTGACAGCAGCTCTCAAATCTGACGGCTGGCAGTTCGGCTATCTCGGCAACCTTGACGACGAGCCACGCTGTCTCCACATTGGGGTCAGACGTTCGAAGGCGTACAAACTGTGAAAAGAGTGGTTGTCCTTTGTGCCGGTGGTCATGGGCAAGACATCGCCGCCATCCTCAAATCGTCCGGTCAAAACTTCGTCGGCTACCTCGACGACCATGTCGACGGCCCCAACATTCTCGGACCCTGTATCGACGCCGAATTCTTCGACGAATACCTCATCGGCCACAACGACAGCCGAATCCGAGAACAAATGGACATCCCAGCCAAAGCCGCCATCGCCATCCATCCCTCAGCGGCCCTCCATTTGACCCTACAAGCCCACCCGGGCGTAGTAATAGGCGCACACACCACCATCGGCCCGAAAACCCGTGTAGGGCGACACAGCCACATCAACGGAAACGTCTTCATCACACGCGCCCAAATCGGCGACTTCGTCACCATCGGACCAGGAGCCACCATCTGTGGAGACGTCACCATCGGCGCCGGCTGTCAGATCGGAGCCGGAGCAGTCATCTCCAACCTCGCCACCCTCGGCCCTCGAGTAACCATCGGCGCCGGAACAGTCGTCCTCCCCAGACAGGAACTCCCACCCAACTCCACATGGGTCGGAACACCCGCCAGGAGAATCAAATGACACTTGTGGCCGTCACCATGGTTCGCGATGAAGAAGACATCGTCGACTGGACAATCCAACATCTCCTCGACCAAGGCGTCGACCATGTCATCGTCGCCGACAATATGAGCATCGACAACACCGGATTCCTCCTCCAAAACCTGACTCGAACCGGAAAAGTCACAGTCATCGAAGACCCCGAAGTCGGCTACTACCAAGACCAGAAAATGACTGCCCTAGCCCACATGGCTCACAGTCAATTCGGAGCCGACTGGATTCTCCCCTTCGACGCCGACGAATACTTCTACTGGACCGACGGCAGCCTCAAAGAGTTCTTCAACCAAGCCGACGCCGACGTCTACACCGCCACCGGTTGGGACCACATCGTCACAGACGACGACGACCCCACCGAAACATCACCATTTCAACGGATCCGACATCGCCGCCAATCCCCCCAGAAAATGGGCAAAGTAGCGTTCCGCTATCACCCCGACGTTTGGATTGACTTCGGAAACCATTTCGTCTTCAACCATCCCGGCATCCCAGCAGCCGGCCTCAACTACCGCCACTACCAGTACCGGTCCTTCGAACAGCTCGTCACCAAAGCCCGCAACGGAGCAGCCGCCTTCAACGCCACCAACCTCCACCCCACCTATGGGGCGCACTGGCGGCAACTCGGCGGACTCGACGACCGGAACCTCTGGGCCACCTGGCGGAAACTCTGTGAAGAAACCGGCCTCATAGAAGATCCGGCGCCATGACCATCGCTGTCATCATCCCCACCTACAACCGCCTCGAACTAACCCGAAACTGTCTCGCCTCCATTGTCCGCCACGACCCTGTCGACGAAATCATTGTTGTCGACAACGGATCCACCGACGGAACCGAAAAACTCGCCACCATCGCCAACCCTCACAACCTCGGCTTCGCTGCCGCCTGCAACCAAGGCGCCCGCCATGCCACAGCCGACCGCCTCATCTTCCTCAACAACGACACCATCGTCCACCCCAACTGGACGTCACACACCAACCACCTCGACGACCCCACCGTCGGAATCGTCGGCCCCAAACTCATCTACCCCGACTGCCAAATCCAATCCGCCGGAGTCGCCATCGACTTCAACCGGCCCCCAGGACTCGAAGCATGGAACCTCACCATCGACTGGTCCTCAGAACCCATCGACGTCGACGCCATCACCGGCGCCTGTCTCTCCATCAGGCGAGACACCTTCCACAGCCTCGGCGGCTTCGATGAGGGATACTGGAACGGCTATGAAGACGTCGACCTATGCTTGGCAGCCGTCGACGCCGGATTCCGTAACGTCTACGATCCACACGCCACCGTCACTCACCTCGAGTCACAATCCGGTTCGGAACGGTGGTCAGCCGTAGCCGAAAACGTCACCCGTCTCAGAACCAAATGGAGCCAATAATGACAATCACCAACGGCTACACCACCCTCAACGACTTCAAGGCTTATCTGTTCCCCTCGGCGAACTACGGCACCGCTGAAGACGCCCAAATGGAAGCAGCCATCGAAGTCGCCTCCCGAACCATCGACGCCTTCACCAACCGGCGCTTCTACCTCGACGCCTCAGTCTCCCCACGCGTCTACTACGCCGACACCCATATCCGATGTGTCGTCGACGACTTCTCAACCACAACCGGTCTCATCATCAAAACCGACACAGGCGACAACGGCACCTACGACCAGACCTGGGCCACCAACGAATACATCCTCGAACCTTTGAACGCCGAAATCGGTGGCATCTCCAACCAGCCCTACAACAGCATCCTCGCCACCATCCCAAAACTGTTTCCCGTCACCGGCCGACGCCCCCGAGTCCAAGTGACCGCCAAATGGGGATGGGCAGCAATCCCAGACTCCATCGCCCAAGCCTGCCTCATCCAAGCCGCCCGCATCTACCGACGCGCGCAAACCCCAGAAGGATTCGCAGCCGGCGAAGCATTCGGAGCCATCCGAGTCTCCACCCGCCTCGACCCTGACGTCCAAATGCTGATCTCCCCCTACCGACGTGCAGGCGGCCAAGGACTGGTCATCGGATGAACCTCGCATCGGTAAGAGCAGGCATCACCACCGCCCTCCAAAACGTCGACAACCTCCGAATTTACGAGTGGATCCCCTCAACGATTCAACCGCCAGCAGCTGTCGTTTCCCTCGGCACCGGACAATACGACGCCGACAACATTGACGGAATGATCGTCAACTATGGCGTCCTCGTCATGCTCACCAGGGCAGACGACCAACACGGACAGGAACGCCTCGACGAATTCTTGGGCCAAGGCAACGATTCCATTTACCATGTCATCGACGCCGACCCGACACTGTCCGACTCCTGTGATTCCTGCCGAGTCACCTCCTGGAACAATCCAGGAACCTTCACCATCGGCGGCATCGAATACCTAGGCGTGGAAGTGAACCTCGAGGTTCTCGGCTAAGTGCGAATTCTCACAGTAGAACCCGGCCCCGAATTCTCTGTCGCAGACGTCCACAACGGATGGCTCCGAGCGTTAAAACGCTCCGGCAATGAAGTCCACAACTTCAACCTCTCCGACCGAATCACCTTCACCGAAAACGCCATCCGAGGCAAAGTCCCCGAAACAGAAAAAGGACACATCGCCGCCCGAATGGTCGGCGAACAACTACGCGCCACCTGCTTCGACTTCTGGCCCGACCTCGTCATCATCACCTCCGCCTTCCTCGTCCCACCCGAAACCTTCGACATCATCCGATCTCGAGGAATCCGAATCGCCGTCATCCTCACAGAATCCCCGTATGAGGATCCTTCACAACAGCCCATCGCTGCCAGGGCCGACGCCGCATTCATCAACGACCCCACCAACCTCGACACATTCCGCCAAACCCAACCCAACACCTGGTACATCCCCCAGGCATACGACCCCGAAATCCATTACCGCCACCAAGTCTCCGACGATCTCCGAGCCGACTTCGGATGGGTAGGAACCGCCTTCCCCTCCCGAATCAACTTCTTCGAACAAGTCGACTGGACCGGAATTGACGTGGCGTTCGCCGGAAACTGGCAGGCACTCGACGACCAGTCACCACTTCAACAGTTCCTCATCCACGACCAAACCGGCTGTTTCCCCAACGAACACACAGTGGAGCTGTATTCCTCAGTCCACACCTCGGCGAACCTTTACCGCAAGGAAGGCGCCGCCGGCCATGACCAAGGCTGGGCAATGGGTCCACGCGAAGTGGAACTAGCCGCCACAGGAACTTTCTTTCTCCGAGAACCCCGCCCCGAATCAGATCAGATTCTTTCCATGTTGCCCACCTTCGAAACACCCGAAGAGTTCGGAGAGAAACTACGATGGTGGCTGAACCATCCGGCAGAACGGCAAACAGTCGCACTCGAGGC